CTCGGCTGGCTTCATGGAGACGACACGGGCGATGAACCTGTCGAGGAGTGCCTTGACGGCGGCATCCCCTGCGGTTCCGCCTCCAGCGGTCGTCCACACGCTGTGCATGAAGTCCCGGTACTCCCTGAATCCAGAGGCACCGTTGAAGTAGATCTGGATGTCAAGTGGATCGGTGATCTGGCTACGCCCACCGGCAGGAGCCGGGAACGTTCCGTCGCACAGTTGCTTGATGGCCTCCCAGAATCCCTTCCAACGCGCCCGACAGATCAGCGGATCCGTCGTCGACACGAATGCGTCCTCCCACTCGATGGGGGTGCACATCCACGATTCGTTGTTGTAGGATCCGAACGGGAAGTGGAAGTGGAACGAGCGGTATCCGTACGTGTAGTCCTCGTTGATGAGTTCGTACAGGATGTTGTGCCACGGCGACGAGGTCGACGGGGAGGGCACGGCGAAGTCGAACTGGGAGATCCACAGGACCTCGGACGGATTGTAGTTGGCGCCGAATGCGCGCACCCCACGCCAGCCGCTGCCCTCGGAGGGATGCGGGGTGGAGAGGAACAGGCGGACGATGCGATCGGTCCAGTCGTTCCACACGGTTCCGGCGTTGGTCACCGAGATGTACTTGACGCTGTAGAGCCTGCGGATGCGATCCGTGGCGCGTCGGCGCCTGATCTCGTTCGTCGTGTTGCCGGAGAGGCTTTCGACCAGTGCGTCGTTGGTGCCGTTGCTGAGGCCCTTCAGGGCGTCTACGGCTGCCGCATGGGACAGGAAGGATCCTGCGAACTGGTTGTTGACCTTGAGGATGAAGCGAAACCCGGCCTCGATGATGTCATGGCTGTAGACGGCCATGGTCTTTCGGAAGCGGGATCCAAGAGCCTTGAATGGCGTCATGTTGTGTTATTCCGTAATCGGTTGTTTTTGACAGCAGGTGCAGCTGGCCCCACAGGTAGGGCGGGGAGTCTCCCTCGACGGGAATACCCATCGAGCTGAGCACCGTTGCGACGACGCGGGAGCATGTCGACCTACGGGGGCGACACGGGAACAGGCCCATGTCGTTGGCCATGTACAGTAGTTCGGTTGCGACCATCCACGTGGTCGAGCTGACCACATGACCCTCTCCCAGGAGCGACACCAGCTTTGGGTCGTGGGGAGGAGGGTCTATGGTGAAGGACGACCGGACGTATTTCCGGACGACGCGTTCGGCAAGATCTGCCGGTCGCCAGGAGGACGTCTCCCCTCGGGGGACGGTCAGGTAGTGGTCCCCGTAGCGGATGCCGACGTGGACGGCCGGGAAGCCCCTAAGGGTACCCGATAGGACACTAAGGGTATCCCCTAGGTCCATGAAGTCTACCCTTACTAGCATACCTCTACTCTCCTTTACTCTATCCTCTATGTAGGTAGAGGAGGTAAGAGTATAAGGGCGTATAGGGTAGCCCCTATACGCCCCTATGGAAGTTCTATAGGTCCCACCATAAAGGAGGGGGTAATTATCCGATGATGGCTACGGCACCAGATCCGATCTGGGCGGTCACGGCAGATCCACCCACCTCTGACCTGAACTCCACTGCAACGGTCGTATTGACGTTGGTCGACCGGTTCCAGATCACCGCCTCGATACGGGCGGCGTTGTTTCCAGCCGTCGTGGCGGTTCCGACCACCTCGAACAGGGAGTTGGCTCCTCCGGCTACGTCGAAGACGTCGCCGTCGCACAGACCGGTGGCACCGGCGGCGTTGGCGATGTTCACGTAAGCGACCGCAGATCCAGTCGCGTTGGCATTGGCCGATGCAGCCTGGGTCACTCTGACTCCAAGCACACCGCCGGTGGTCGTGGCGGCAGAAGTGAAGATCAGGTTGGCTGACAGGGTGATCGACTGACCGGGGGTCAGCGTAAACGAGCACCCGGTGAGAACCGCCATGGTTGTGGTGCTGTTCGCCTGAGTAGCCGTCAAGATGCTGCGAGATAGCGACAGCGAGCCACCAGCCGGAGTCGACCATGATCCGTCTCCGCGGAGGTAGGTCGTCGCACTGGGGGAGCCTGTGGCGTTGATTTTTGCCACAGTCACGGTGCTGTTGTCGATGGTCCAGACACCCCCGCTGCTGCTTACGGTGATGTCACCGTAGTCATTGTCAGCTACCGTTAGACCGGCCGGTACGGCCCATCGTTGATCTCCGCGCAGGAACGTCGTTGCGTCGGCAGTGCCTGACGATGCCAGTCGGGCGGTCGCAATGACTCCGCTAGCGATGTCCGAGGCGGCGTGGGTGTGGGACGTACTGGCTTTACCGGCCAGGTCAGTCACCAGATTGGTGATGTCGCTCTGGGGGTGGGTATGGCTGGAGGCGGCCTTGCCAGCCAGATCGGTCACCAAGTTGGTGATGTCGGACTGGGGGTGGGTGTGGGCCAGCGGGGTACGGGCATCGGAGAGACGGGAGTCGTTCCCGATGCAGACGGTTGTACCTGAGGTTCCCGTGGGGATACGGGCAATATTCAGTGTACCAGACGTGACGTCTCCGGCGGCATGGGTATGCGATGCGGCAGCTGCACCGATGGACGCCGGGGAGATTGGATCGGTACCCAAAGTGGCGTGGTCGGCCGCGTGGCCGATCGGGGTACGGGCGTCCGACAGACGGGCGTCGTTGCCGATGCAAACCGTGGATGCCGAGGTCCCTGTCGGGATACGGGCGATGTTGAGGGTACCGGAGGTGATGTCACCTGCGGCATGGACGTGGGCGGTGGGCGTACGGGCGTCCGACAGACGGACGTCGTTGCCGACGCACGCGGTCGTACCGGAGGTGCCGAAGACGACGCTCAGGGTACCCGTATTGGTGATGGGGCCGCCAGTGAGGCCGGTTCCTGAGTTCACCTGGGTGACAGTACCCGAGCCGCCACCTCCTCCACCGGAAGCGGCGACCACCTTCTTGGCGATCTTCTCGATCTCGTTCTGTTCGATGCGGTCAAACTGACTCATGTCATGATCTCCATGTCCAGCCACGCCGGAGCGAGGTGGTCTACCAGCTGCTTGAGGGTGTCCTCGCTGTAGTTGTTGTTGACGTAGTAGTCGAAGATGTCGGGGTAGCGGCCCTGCGAGTACAGCATGGCGAGTCGTTCCGACTCATGCTTGCGCCACTCGGCGTCCATGTCCTTGATACGGGCCATGCCGTCGATGAAGACGGTCGTGCCGCCCATGCCCTCGATCAGCTCGAGTTCGTTCATGTAGCGGACGTCGTCAAAGATGGCGACGGTCTCCTTGAACTCCGAGTTGTATCCGTGCTTGTCCATGTGCTTGTACATGGCCGCCTCGGCATTGGCGAGCTTCAGCAGGTTCATGGCGGCCCTGTTCACCCAGTAGCCCTCGCCTGAGATCCCGGGTCGGAAGTCCGGGTCTCGACGGGTCTCACCCCAGCGCTGAAGCACCGCACGGTACTTCTTTGGGTCCTTGTCTTTGGACAGCCCTAGGCGTTCGGCGGCGTCCTTCATCGGCTTGGCGAAGGACACCTTGACGGGACTGAGACCGTGCTCCTTGCACCAGTCGAACAGGTAGTTGGCTGCGGTCGTCTTGCCGCCTCGGGCAAGCCCGGCAAATGCAACGATGATCAAGTCAGGTCTCCGGTAAGGGCGTTCCAGGAAAGAGGGAAGTGCTTGGAGCAGATGTCGCCGACAAGATGAGCGTACACCTGAACCTCGGCTTGGGCGTGGGAATCGACGCGAAGACGGTACATGCGGGACCATGCGTACAGGCTGCCGGTCCAGATCCACTCCGTCAGCATCGACTGCGGAAGGATCATACGGGCCTGTTCGGGACACACGCCCTTCTCGATCATGTCCTGATAGACCAGCAGGGCTGCATCGTGCAGGTCCTGGTAGCTGGACATGAACAGGTCGCTGTGGGCGTTAGCTGTGTGGCTGGAGCCCTGCTTGACGTTGTCGGCCTTATCGCGGAAGAACGAAGGATAGTAGAACTCAGGGTCCGAGTTGACGTAGCGCCGGGACACCTCGTTCCAGGCGAAGCCGACCTGGTGCTTGGCCAGTTGACGGGCGACGAAGATCGGCGCCTTGAACCGCATCTGCACAGACACATGCGAGAACGGCGACCAGTGGTTGTGACGGGCCAGGTAGTTGATCAGGCGCTCGTTCTGTGACGGCGTGAACAGATCTGCCGTCTTGTCCATAGACACCCGGGCCGCATCGCAGACGGTGTCGTCCGATCCCATGTGAGTGATGTACTCTACCATCAGTGGGTCTCCGCCCAGTTGTTGCCGATCTTGTACTCGCCCTTGAGGGGGCACTTGAGGTTGAGGAACTTGCCAGCTTCCGTGATGGCGTTCACGGCCATCTTGCCGACGTCGTCTGCGATCTCCGGGTCGCACTCGATCTGCCACTCGTCGTGCACGTTCGCCATGAACGCAAAGCGACCGGGGTGCTTGTCACGGAGCTGACCATACAGGATAGACAGCGATGCCTTCATGACCACCGCACCAGCTGACTGGAGCAGGAGGTTGAGGGCGCTGTGGGCCGACCGCACGGGAAGGGGGCGCTTGTCGAGCCCCTTGAGGTAGCCGCGCTGGGCGACGATGAACTCGAGCTGGGCCAGCAGCTTGGCATACGCAGGGACTTGCTTCTTGAACTGGGACTTGAGTCGGTTGCCGTCCTGCACGGTGCCACCGACGATCTTGCCGACCTTAGCGTCGCCAGCGCCGTACAGGAGACCGTAGATGAACGTCTTGGCCTGATCGCGGGTCGAAAGGCCAGCCATCTTCTGGTTGTGGGTATGGACGTCGCCGTCGCACACGACCTTGGCATAGTCACCGTTGTCGTAGTCGGCAAGGTAGTGGGCGAACATGCGGAGCTCGAGTCCACTGGCGTCGGCACCGACCTGAACCCAACCAGGACGGGTGGGCTTGAACAGACCGCGGCACTGGGTGCCATACGGGGAGCCGCAGCGCGGCACCTGAGCCATGTTAGGCTCACTGTGGGTCATGCGACCGGAGACGGCTCCGTTGGTGTTGACCGAACCGTGAACCCTGCCGTTGCGCGCCTTCTCGACCCAGCTGGAGAGCTGACTCATGCGCTTGTCGACCATCAGGTACTCGTTGAGGAGCTTGGCCTCGGGGTACGACATGTCCTCGAGGATGGACTCGTCGATCTGCGGCTTGCCGGTCTCGGTGAACTGCTTTGGCTTCCAACCGTACTTCTTGATCAGGGCAGCGGCGATCATGTCACGGGAGCCTGGGTTGAACGGGACTTCCTTGACCTTGGTCTTGAGCTGGATCTGCTTGGGAGGGAACGCCTGCTGCAGTTCCTCGGTGACCTGCATTCGACGGGTGCTGAGGTCGGTCATCAGCAGCTGTGCGGACATGTCGTCGAAGCCGAAGCCGTTGAGGTACTGCTTGGCGATGATCTCGGCGGTGTTGTGCTCGAGCTGGACGGCGAGCGGACAGGCGTCGGCAAGCGGTCGCAGCTTCTCGTAGATCATCTTGGTGATGGCGACATCCTGGATGCAGTAGGCGATCATCTCAGCGCTGAGCTGCGACCAGTCGCTGTGGTCGCCCTTGGCGGCGCCGAGGTGCTTGCCCCAGGCCTCGAGGGACGAGCCACCGGCGGGATGCTGGGAACGGTCGGGCCACAGGAGACGCGACACCAGGCAGGTGTCGAACGTCTTCTTGGTCAGCCGCCACGGATCCTGTGTCTTGCACAGCTTGGCCAGGGCAGGGATGTCGTAAGCAACAACGTTGTGGCCGACGACGAGGTCGTACGTCATCAGGCGCTTTACCAGCTGGTCTGGATCGTAGAAGATCTGAGGCCCGGTGAGGTCGGTGATGACACCCACCCACATCTTGGAGCAGGTGTCGAGAAGTCCGTCAGTTTCGATGTCGAAGAATGCTGTCATCATGGGTAGCACTTACTCCTTGTCGGTTTGGTTCAGTCCTTCTTGACGGCGGCCTTGGGGGCCGGAGCCGGGGTCGGCGGCGTCTCGAGCTTGGAGACCTTCTCCTGGAGCTCGCGGAGGGCCGCCTTCAGCTGATCGACGTGCTGGATCAGCATCTTGGGCGAGTAGGACGTGTAGGACGGGAAGTTCGGGGGAATGTCAATCATGCGAGTGCCTCGAAGACCTTGGTCGGGTCTAGCTTGCTTGGCGTTGCGGACGGATCGAACAGGATCTCGCCATCCTCATTGATGGCGAAGGGCACCTCTACAAGGCGCCCCGTCTCGTAGTTGTAGTTCAGAGCAGTGGCGATGCCTGACTGACCGGTGAACCGGTTCTTCAGGACACGCACCACAGTGGTGTTGGCCGTCATCTTGTCGGTGTGCTGGCGGTCGCGCTCGAGGGCGATGACGGTGTTGGGAACGGACGACAGGCTGCCTGAGCCTCGGAGATCCTGCACGGTGATGCGTGCTCCCTCCTCGTAGCCCTTCCCAGTGCTTGGCTTGCGGAGTTGGCTGATGACGTCGAGATGGACGCCGGTGCGCTCCACGATGGACCTGAGCTTCTTCATCATGTCGTCGATGATCAGCCGCTCGGATCCGCCGTCTTCCGAGTCGGACAGCATGCCAGCGACCGCAGCCGTGATGTGATCGAGGATGACCACCTTGCACCCAAGTCCCACAGCAATGTACTCAATCCGCGCGAGGAGATTGTCGTATCCGCTTGATCCCATGTGATCATAGATGTACAGGGGGAGGGAGTCGACTGTCGTTCGAGCTGATCGGTATTCGTCTTCGGACAGTGTGGCGTCGAAGTCTGCATGGAGCGGTGCCTTTCC